ACGGTAGGAATTAATGTATCCGGTGCCCCTGATTTGCATATTGTCGGAGCCAACAACACGACTCAGTTTTATGCGGTAGATTCAGCAAATACAAATGGCGTTACTTACGTCGCCTACCTGTTCGCCTCCTGCCCCGGCGTCAGCAAGGTCGGTTCCTACACCGGCGCGGGTACAACGCAGACCATCGAGTGCGGCTTCGCGGCAGGCGCTCGATTTGTCCTCATCAAGCGCACCGACAGCACGGGCAACTGGTATGTGTGGGACACGGCTCGCGGCATCGTCGCAGGCAATGATCCCTACCTCTTGCTGAACAGCACTGCCGCTGAAGTGACGTCGACCGACTGGGTAGATACGGCTACGAGCGGCTTTGAACTCAGCAACGCCGTTGGCAACTTGGTAAACACAAACGGCGCAAGCTACATCTTCTTAGCGATTGCATAAGGAACAAGCAAATGGAACTACGTGAACGTACGACAGGTAACATCATCACGGACTCTCAGTTTCGGGCGTTGCATCCAAATACCTCGTTTCCACAAGTCATTAACTACGACGAGTGGGGATATGACGTGATCTTTGAGGGTCCTCAAGCTACGGGTGGTACAGTCTATGAGTACTCTATGCGTTCCGGTGTTCAACAAATAGATGGCAAGTGGTACACCAGATATGTTCTCGGACCCATCTTTACGGACACACCAGAAAGTTCTGCAGAAGAACAGGAGGCCTTGTATAGAGCCCAAAAGTATGCAGAGCGTGCAAGCGTGGTTAGAGCAAATCGAAATGTGCTACTTACAGAATCAGATTGGACGCAGGGTAAAGACATACCTGATTCCATTTCAACTCCATGGGCAACCTATCGCCAAGGACTCAGAGATCTTCCAGATCAAGAAGGGTTTCCATGGGATGTGACTTGGCCCGAGAAGCCGGTCTGATCCAATGGCACAGAAGCAAAACATCACCCTGGATCAGGGAGCTACATTTTCAACTAGCTTCTTGTTTCAGGACACGAACGGCAATACCATAGACTACTCGACATACACAGCAAACTCTCAGATGAGAAAGTCGTACTCATCTTCGACTGCGTACGACTTTACGGTGGCCATGGTCAGCAATGGCCAAGTCACGCTGTCGATGACTGCAAATACTACCAATTCAATAACTGCAGGTAGGTACGTGTATGATGTTGAGGTTCAATCCGCCGATGGGTCTAGGACCAGACTCGTAGAGGGAATTGTAACAGTCACACCTCAGGTTACAAGATGACAACAGTCATTGTGCAGACACAGGTGTCGCTGCCAGTTATAAAGCAATCCAACGTGTCACCCACTGTAGTAACGCTGCAGGGACAGTCAGAGCCTAAGATAGTCAGGTAGTCCATAAATATACAAAAAGAGGAATCTCAGCCGTGGCACTACCGACTACAAGATCTACGTTCAAAGAGTACTGCCTGAGGACTCTAGGCAAGCCGGTTGTCGAGATTAACGTCGACGACGATCAGATAGAGGACAGGATCGACGAAGCCCTGAGCTATTACTGGGACTACCACTTTGACGGTTCTGAAAAGATCTTTTATCGCTATCAGGTCACCGCACAGACCAAGATCGATAGATATGTTCCGATACCAGAGAACGTGATCGGTGTGGTCAACCTGTTCCCAATCGGTCAGGGACTGAACACCAACAACCTGTTCAACATCAGGTATCAGATTGCACTGAACGACCTGTACACGCTCACGTCGGTGTCGATGGTGCCGTACTACATGGCACTGACACACGTCCAGTTCCTCGAGCAGATGCTTGTCGGTCAACAGCCGCTCCGCTACAACAGGCACGTGAATCGACTCTACATTGACATGGACTGGAGCATCATCAACGAGGGTGACTACATCATTGCAGAGGCTTACCAGGTCGTAGACCCGACAACATACGTAGACGTGTGGAAGGACCGTTGGCTTCTCAGATATTCAACGTGTCTGATCAAGCAGCAGTGGGGTACCAATCTCAAGAAGTTCCAGGGCATCCAGATGCCCGGTGGTATCACGTTCAACGGACAGCAGATCTATGACGAAGCGACTCAGGAGAGGCAACAGCTCGAGTCTGAGATGATCCTCAGTTACTCTCTTCCAGTCACTGATATGGTGGGATGATCAACTGTTAAAGACTGCCGATGTATAAATAAGAATGCATAAGGGAGTCTTTAACACGCACATTCCGTATACGTATCTTATTGGTTGGACAGAGCAGAACAAGTGGTATTATGGCGTCAGGTATGCTAAGTCATGTTGCCCTACTGATCTTTGGGTGAAGTACTTTACTTCCTCAGATCTAGTAAAGCAATTCAGAGCTGAGCATGGTGAACCTGACGTCATAGAGATTAGAAAGACGTTTGATGATGATGTTGCTGCAAAGCTATGGGAAGAGAAAGTACTCAAAAGACTACGCGTAGTACAGTCAGACAATTGGTTGAATAAAAACGATAAGCATGCTCCACCTAGCCTATTTGGGCATACACACAATACAGGGCGCAAGCATACTCCTGAAACTGTAGAAAAACGTCGTGTTGCTATAAAGCAAACATTACTACAGAAGTTCCCTGCAGATCAAAGGAAAGTTAGACTGCCGCGCGACAGTGATATGTTATTAGAAGTCTATAGACAAAAATCAATTGATTTGTGGAATAACCGCAGTGAAGAAGACAAAAGGGCGGTTGGTGAAAAGATAACAGCAAAGCTAACCGGTAAGCCTAAAACTGGCAATGCTGCTAAGGGTCATAAGAAATCACAAGAGCATGTCGAAAAAATCAGACAGTCGAATATTGGCAAGAAGCGTTCGAAAGAATCGATAGAAAAGATGCGCCAATCTCGTATTGGCCTAAAGCACTCGGAAGAAACAAAGGCTTTGAGATCACAACAAATTAAAGAACTCTGGGAAAGGCGAAAGGCGGGTTTAGCCCCAATGCCTAACTACAAAATAAATAAGCAAAACAAAAGATGAGTGAGATAAGATTGGCCAACCCAAATGCAGTAAGTATTTCCTCCATGGCTGGAAAGGCATCACAAAAAAGTCGCCGTGAGTCTGGTTACTATCAATCAGAAGAGTGGTTAGAAAAAGTTAGACTCGGTTGGGAAAAAAGAAGAGCCAATAAGTCCAAGACCACAGGAGGTATACGCTAATGGCGACCAACTTCTACTTTCAATAACTATCAAGCCTCCAATGAGCAGGATCTACTGCACGACCTGATCATTGAGGCAATCAAGATCTACGGCGAGGACATGTTCTATATTTCTCGTGAGCTCAAGAGATACGACAGGCTCTACGGCGAGGACTCCATCTCTGAGTACAACAGAGCTATACTAGTTGAGTTCTACATCAAGTCTGTGGACGGCTTTACCGGTGACGGCAACTTCATGTCCAAGTTCGGCTTGCAAATCAGAGACCAGGCGGTGTTCTCTATCTCGCAGAGAGTCTTCTCTGCTGAGGTCGGCACCCTCACAGAACAGACAAGACCAAATGAGGGTGATCTGATCTACTTCCCTCTGAACCAGAAGTGCTTCAAGATCATGTACGTCAAGAAGCAAGAGTTCTTCTATCCCATGGGCACCTTGCCCACGTGGGAGGTCACGGTAGAGCTCTTCGAGTACGGTAACGAGAGGTTCAATACCGGCATTCCAGACATTGACAGGTTGCAGACCGACTTCTCTCTCAACATACTCGACTATGCACTTCGAGACGAGTCCGGTAACCTGCTGATTGATGAGTCCAGCCAGACAATTGTCAACGAGAACTATGACATGTCGACCATAAATCCTGCATCTGACAATGACGCCATCCAAGACGGAACAGATAACTTCCCACTTGGTTCAAATGACTTTATTGACTTCACGGAACGCAACCCATTTGCGGAGGACAATTTTTAATGTTCTCGACAAATCCTTTCTACTTCAATCTGATCCGCAAGTACATCATCACATTCGGTACGCTGTTCAATAACATCTATATCGAGCGGTTCAACAGCGCAGGTGCCGAAGTGTCCAAGATAAGAGTGCCTATCACGTACGGACCAAAAGACAAGGCTCTGACAAGGGTATTTCAGGACCCCAACATTGATCGTCCAACGGCCACGTATCCGCTGCCTATGATGACGTTTGAGATGACCGGCTTTGACTATGACGGTTCTAGAAAGTTACAAACTGTCAATAAGAATTTTTACAACGACCCAGATGACAGGTCAAAGAGACGCAGACAGTACATGCCCGTGGCCTACAACATTGGGTTTCAGTTGAGCATACTTGTCAAGAATGCCGAGGACGGCACCAGAATTGTAGAGCAGATTCTGCCTTACTTTACACCAGATTGGACCGTTACAGCCCTACTGATTCCAGAGATGGACATAAAGCATGATATACCAGTGATACTCAACAGAGTCAACCTGGATGACGTGTACGAGGGTGAGTTTGAACAGAGAAGATTAATGGTCTGGACTCTGGACTTTACACTCAAGGGATACCTATACGGACCTGTAAAGACACCGAAGATCATCAAGTACGTGATCACCCCTCTATACAATGAGATAGATAGAGAGGCGGATCCGGTCGCTCAGATCAACATACAACCCGGT